AAGAACTATTAAGAAAAGGGTGGCAATTAGTACCAAAAGATAGAACTACTGATAAGTTATTAGATCCATTAGTAGGTAAAAATCCATTATCTGAAAAATATATCTGTACATTTAATAAAGTTTTAATGGAACGCCGGGAAGAATATAAAGAACGTGAGATAAATGCTCGAGATCGAAGGACGCAGGATATTACTAAGTCATTGGCAGGAATAGGCTATACCGATCTTAATGCTAAAATAGGTATTCCGCAAACAAGACGAGTGTTTTAGGTATGGCTCAAAACTCATATCAAACTATTAATTTAACTGGTGATCTTACGTTAAGTTGGCCCTTTTCCTTTACAGGAGGGCCAACAATAGCTGATATAAATAATGTAAATGCTAGCCCCGGGCCTTTTAAAATAACTTTACCGGATGCTACATTAGCACAACCGGGGCAGAATATTTTATTTAATAATATTTCTGCTAATTCCTTTCAGATTGTGGCAAATGATGGGACTACTCTCATTACTAATGTCGCTGCTGGAAGTATTTATTATCTATATTTAAGTAACGTCTCTACCCCAAATGGTACTTGGGTACCTATACCGTTTGGCGGAGGTACAAGCGCAATAAATTCTGTTATAGCACAAAGCAGTGATAGTACTATTAAAGTTACCGGAGGAACATTGACTCCTCCAGGTGGTACGATAAATTTTCAGCTTCCTGATAGCGTAGCTAATTTAATAACTAATCCACCCACTGTTCCAGGGATTTTGGTTGTTAAATCAACAAACCCTTTAACTTTTGTAACACGTGATTTATTAGGTGATACTAATATTACGATTACTAAGAGTACCGGAGTAGGTGGGGATCCTACTTTTTCATTAAGCCAGAGCTTAAGCGACATTTCTTCTATTGCAGTTGGTGATCTACAATTAAGCGGTGACCTTATTACTACCAATGTTACTAATGGTGGCATCCAATTAGCTAGTGCAGGTACCGGTAAGGTAAGTATTAACGGGGTTCAAATAGATACTAGCGGTAATATTACTGGTGGTAAGAATCTAACATTAAGCGGCTCTCTAACTATAGGAGGCTCATTTATAAGCCCCACAACTCCTAAGGTTATTTTTAACTTTACTGATGTTTCAGGCAGTATCACAAAATTAAGTTCCTATAACGTCTCTACCATTACAGGAAGCAATGGACACTATACTATTACCTTTCCTACGCTTCCTTTCGATACTTACGGAATAACTTTTGGTCTTGGGGGAGCTCCAGGGCCAAATGTAGACTCAGACCCTGTAATTACTAATGTGGTTTGGGAAAATAAAACTACTACCTCTCTTTCTATCAAAATTTATGATAGGGCTGGTGTGTTAGTACAATCAGTTCCATATGGTGTAACAGGGGTAATATGGCTACCAAGTTAATAAATTAAATAATTATTATTATTTTAGTTGACTTAGTTAACAACGTTAATCATAATAAATAATTATTTAACTACAGTTTCTGCGAAACTTAAAATTGCACCTCTTGTCAGACGAGACATTAAAACGTTCTATTCGGGTTTTCCATATCTCCGCTTATTTCATTTAAACATCAGTTCTTACGAAACTCTAAATCGTATTTCAGGCTTTAATCTTTCCTCTCCAAAAGATTTTTTATTTTTTCAATTAATCAAAACAAGAGGTTTTATGGCTTATGGAACGAATGCACCATTTGGATTGCGTGCACTTTATTCTTTAAATGGCGGAACTTGGGTAGAAAAACTGACTGCATACGAAATACCCAGTGGCTACAACAAATCTATTTTTACAGGTGACTTGGTGACTTTCAATACAGTTTTGGGAGCAGCTTCGGTTAATGCTCCGAATGTTGTTACTAAGATTGGACTTTATTTACCGATATACACACAAAATAATGCTGGAAATGCGAATACATTCGCTAATGCAATTCCGATAGTAGGTGTTTTTCAAGGATGCGAATATGTTGATGCAATCACAAAAGTACCTACATTTTCCAAATATTATCCGGCTAATACACAAGTTGTCACCGGTACCCCAATTATAGCTTATGTAAATGATGATCCGAATGTTGTATGGGACGTTCAAATTTCTACACCTATCAATGCTACTGCAAATGGTGCTTTTGCAGTTAGTGGCGCTGATACAGCTGCTCCTATATTCCCGGGTGTTAACAGTGATGCAACCCCACGACCAACAAAAACATCAGGTATCGGTAGTAATTTCAGCATTATGGGAGGTGGTGGTGTCAATTTTAGTACTATTCAAATTGATGCTACGAGACCACAGCTCGGTTTTTATACTAATAACCCGGTCAGTACTATGGTTGCGGTCGCTAATGGAAATCCTGTAACGGATTTTGGAACTAATCCATATGGCGGTAATGTTTTAAGCGGAATATCCGGAGCTTATCTTTGTGTAAGTACATATGGCGTAAACGCTACTGATACTTTTACTGGAGCAGGTACGTATAACGTACTTAATGATTATGACCATGCGGTAGCAACATTACCATTAAAAGTTATAGGTTATTCCTCTAATTCTCAAAATATACCACTTCCAGGCAAAACACTAGCTACTACACCGTTCGTTAACCTGGCGGTAATGATTAATAACCATGTCTTTAAAGCCGGTACAGCTGGCCCGACATTTACAGCAGCTTAATAAGGAGGATAACAAATGAGTATTACAACAACCGGACAAATACCCCACCTGCTTAGACCTGGGGTCAACAAAGTCTTTACAAACTACGATACATATCCAGAGCAATGGACAGAGATTTTTAAGGTTTCTCCATCCAATATGGCTTACGAACTAGATGTCGAATATAAAGGGATCGGGCCTGCAGATATAGTAAATGAAGGAGCTCCAATTCCTGTAGATTCCTTACAAGAAGCCTATACAACTCAGTATAGAATGAGAATGATCGGTATTGGCTTTCAATTAACCAAGGTTGCGATAGACGATAATCTTTATAAAAATCAATTTTTCGATAAAGCTCGAGAATTGAGGAACTCATTAAGGACTACTAAAAATCAGCTTGGGGCTAATATATTAAATAATGCATTTAGTACTGCTTTCCCTATCGCTGATGGTCAACCTTTATGTTCAATAACACATCCTATTGTTGCCGGTGGCGTTTATTCTAATAAACTAGTTGGCGCAGGTAATGTTACTGTTGACTTTAGTGAAGCTGCCGTAGAGCAAATGATTATCCAAGCTCAAAGATTACCGGGACAAAACGGTATCTTAGCTCATAAGATGCCAAGAAAGATTATTGCAGGTCCGGCTTTACAGTTTGCAAATTCAAGATTGCTTAATTCAGCTTTCCGTACTGAGGTCGCAAATAACGATATTAGTGCTATATATCATAACGATTATATCCCTAGTGGTTACAAGATAAATCAATATCTAACGTCCCCAACAGCTTATTTTTTACTAACTGACGAAGATACGGCTTTCCGCTGCTTCCAAAGAGAGGGAGTGCAGACGGACGTTTATGCAGATATGGATACAAAATCAGTTAAGATTAACGCTTGGGAAAGGTATGCCTTTGGGGTCAATACTGCTCGAGGTGTTATTGGATCTGAAGGCGTTTAACTAAACTTACCGATATCATATCAGCTTTTGGGAAAGGTATTTATGATATCGGCGCTTAAAACTTAAAATGTAATTTATTAGATGTCAACATATACAAAGTTAACATGGCCAGTTCAGGATGTAGCAGCGGTTGCGGCTTTGCAAAATGTGTCTACAAGCGGTCCTACAGCATTTAAAGTATTGCTAAATGGAACATTATCTGATTCGAGTATTCCCGATCAAGTTTCCTTTGCTAAACAGAATATGATTAGATCTATCTCACTTACTTCAGTTAATAATTTAAGTGCAACGAATTTTATAATTCAAGGATTTCAAAATGGTGCTTTTGTAACAGAGACATTTGGACCAGCTGGTACGAGTCCGTCTCCTAATAATAATACAGTCTACGGAACAAAAAGTTATGACATTATAACATCAGTTACTACAACTACTGCGGTTACGGGTATTAAAGTCGGAACGGGTGATAGAGGATTTCTTCCTTTGCTTATGATTAACGCAAACGCCGGATTCATTAATTACTCAATGGAGATAGATATACCCACTATCCCTGTTTCTGGTATTAATTATTCCGTACTTAAAACACTGGCACAAGTAAGTATTAATTATACTACCTTCAACGATCAGTTAACAAAGTTTTTTGAGGTTGATCCCCTCTTGACTAACCAAACTGTATCGCGCTCACGTAATTCAATAGAGATAACTAACTTTGTATTATTAAAAGTTAATAGTTCTTCTTCCCCTATAACCGATACTTTCGATTTTACATTTCTTCAGGAGTAAATAATGTCCAGATCCTTAACTTATATTTGGCCCGCTAGTAATACAACCGATGTTTGTAAATCGCAATCATTGGCAGCGGCAGGTAATTTAGTCTTGAATGGTAATTTAGCTAATCAAACTAATTCAGCAGTTACTTTTACAGATTACGGTTACATTAGATCAGTAGTAATTCGTTCAGATACCAATGGAGCTTTTACAATTAACGGGACGCAAAATGGATTTAATATAAGGGAGGTTATGAATGTTGTAGCTAATACCCCTCTGCAAAGTACTAATGTATTTGATACTATAAGTTCAATTTCGGTAAATGGAGCAATTGCCAATGTAAGTGTTGGTTCGGGTTATAAGGGGTTTTTTAAACTAATAGGCGTTAACCTTGAACGTGATGTTATTAATTATTCTTTAAGCGTAGCAAAATTAACCGAAGACTCTATTGGGATTACTCTGCATCAAGCTTTTTCTGATATAGAAGGAAATGGTCATTTATTTTCAGATATTATTCTTAATAATTTTAATGTGTTAAATATTGAGACTGTAACAGAAGCCTCGTATGTTTTAGAAATTCCTACTGCATTAAAATCACCATTATGCAAATCATTTCTAGTACAGATAATAGGTACTGTTGCGACGGCTGCTAATAGTCTTCAATTGAATTTTATCCAAACATAAACAAGGAGTAATTACCATGGCGCGTAGTAGGGCTGTAAAACAAATGATGCATAAAAAGAGTCCTGAAAAATGGATACAAAAAGCTATTAATCCTGATAATAAAGGAGCTCTTCATAGATCTTTAGGCGTTCCTGAAGGCAAAAAAATTCCTGAAAAAAAACTAGAAAAAGCTGAGCATTCTAAGAATGGTACTTTAAGAAAAAGAGCTAATTTAGCTGAAACTCTTAAACGTTTCCATCGTTAAATGGAGATGTTTCAATGCTTCCAACCTCAGGTACTTTTAATTTTCAATCTATACAGATTGAACTCATCATCCGAGAAGCCTTTGAAAAAGTAGGTATCCCTGGTGAATTTATAGAACCTGTAAAGCTTGATTCGGCTAAAAGAAGCATTGACCTGATATTTCTCGAGTGGATGAGCAAATCTGTTAATTTATGGACTCTTGAAAATGCCTATCTTTCTCTAAAACCTTTAACAGGACAATATACCTTAGATATAAACGTCAGTAATATTATTCAGGCTATGCTCAGGACATCTACCCGTCAAAATACCGGAGGAATAGCAGCAAGTACGCCCGGAGGAACAGCAGCAAATGCATTTGACGGTAATCCGGCTACTTCTTGTTCTCAAACCGGTATGAATGGAAATATTTCATATGATTATGGAGAGAATAACAGTCAGCAAATTAATTTTGTCGGTATTACTTCACAAACCGAACAACAATATACGATTTCAGTAGAAGTATCTCAAAATAGTGTTGATTGGACATTATTATTCAGCATACCCAAGCAAACTTATGCTGCCGGCGTGAATGTTTGGTTTGATGTTCCGACTTCTGTTGACGCAAGAGCTTATAGAATAAGAGAAACAGGAGGAGTTACTCTTAATATTCAAGAAATATACTTTAATAATAATATTCAAGATACACAGCTTGGAATCATTAGCCGTGATGAATATGAATCATATTCTAATAAATATGAAGCAGGGCGCCCTACTGTTTATTATCTAAATAGAAAGATTTTGCCTGTTTTAAACTTATGGCAGATTCCTACTAATGAATTTAATTGCTTACGTTATTCGTATAAAAAAATGATCCAAGATACCGGAACATTATATACAAATACCGTGCAAATTCCTGCAAGGTTTTATCCTGCTTTAATCTGGCGACTCGCTTGGGAACTCGCTATTAAATTCAGCCCGGAAAAAGTACAGATGTTAAAGATCGAATCTGATCTAGCTTTTGATATTGCAGCTAGGGAAGATTCTGAAAGCACACCGCTTTCTATTAGAGGTGATACTAATAACTATCTGGAGTATTAAAAATGGGGTGGATGAGAAAATATAAGGGTAAACATGTAACTTATGATCCGGTTAATCCTCCTTCTATTGGATTTTGTCAAAGAAGTGGCTTTTTGTTTGACCATAAAGATTTGGTTATGCAGATGGAATGGTTCGGAGATAATAAAATTCCTACCGGTATATGGGTAGGAAAACCATATCTGGATATTCCCAACGAGCAAAGTAGACCACCGCTTGTAAAGGCGGATCCATACC